GAATTAGCCATTATCTTTGATAAAGCAAGGAAAGCATACCTCGGCACAAAAAACGGCTTAAAAGTGTCTTTAAATCAATTTAAAAGGGTATGCAAAAATGAAGGATTAACAGCCCCGCAGGAAGTGCATAAACTTTTGCCTGCTATTGAAGCAGAAAAAAAGCACAAGCAGGCGTTAAAAAAGAGCGGAAATTTTTGTCCTGCCTGGGCAAATTTTAGCACCTGGATTAATCAAAAACGATGGACTCAAGAGCTTTCAATTATTGAGAAAAAGGAATCAATATCTGATAAATTATCTCAATTAAACACAGTCAATTTAATTGACTTTGAGCAAAAAAGGGAGCTGTTAAAATGATCGGAATTGTTGAGCAAGAAGTAAAGCGAATGTAGCGAGCATGAAGGGATTAAAAAAGAGCAAATAGCAGAATGTTTCAGAATAGCAAGAGTAGAGTACTCAAGATTTGCAACTGCAAAAGAGATAATAAAGGCTTACAGGCTGTACATAAAAAAGCAGTATGAACCTGCAAGCATAAAGCTATTACCTGCTTGCCAATGCGCAACGCAGGACGATTGGCAAGATGTTATCAGTGCATTAAAGCGTATGGGGCTATATAAGCCCACATATACACAAAAGAAGATCAAGAAAAGGTATTTAACTTATTTATTGAATATCGAAAAAATAGTGACCGCCTTTTACTTGAACTTGATCAAATTTTGAGAATAAATCATGTGCTATATAAAAGAATGCTAGCCAAGCACACAACTATAGAGAGTGGAGATTTATATGCGCTCTATTACAAGGCCACAGTTTATGCGATTGAAAAATTTGACGAAACAAAAGCCACAAAATTTTCCATTAATACGCTAATCTGTAATAAAATAGACTGGCTGGCGCATGATTACTATAGAAAAGAGAAAAGGGAAACAGAAAAAATTGAGCATTATTTGCAAAATTTTGAAGTAGAGGAAGAAAAAGAGGAATTAAATTTATTAGAATCGATTGAGTTAGTAATTGAATGCTTTGATAAAAAAAGCAATGATATTTTCACAGGAGTAAGGCTAGTTGAGCAACTGGCCTTCAATTTTTACAGCAAAAAAACGAGGTAAAAAGATGATAAAAAAAACATTTATTCATTATTATGTACAGGTACTAGAGCAAGATAAAGAATTGCCAAAAGTAGTTTATCACACTCATGATAAAAAAAATAACCAGTATTATTACCAATTTATTGAAAAGAAAAGAGCAAAGGAGCTGGCGGAAGCAGAGAAAAAGATAACGCCTGAAAATAAATTCAGGGTAGTGAAATGTACGCAGAATTATTTTCACGAAGAATGGTTTTAAAAAAGATGCAAACGAGAAAAAGATCATTAATTGAGTCCATTGCAAATATTGTAATAGGCTACAGTGTTGGCATAGGAACGGCAAGCAGTATGGGCGTAGTGTTTAGCGTCATTAGCTTTGTGCGCTCGTATGCGTTGCGCAGGGGATTTAATCTACTGCATAGATTGGGGTGGTTGAGATGATCGAGGGTCTAGGAATACCGTACATGGGGAGCAAGCGCAAGCTAGCCCCCAGTATAATTAATTTTATTTTAAAAGATTACCCAGAGTGTAAATATTTTTATGATCTATTCGGCGGTGGCGGTGCAGTATCATTTTGTGCGATGCAGGTTCCACAAATAAAAAAAGTATTTTATAATGAGCTAAACACTGGTGTAACCGAGTTATTAAAAAAGATAATCAATGAAGGCGTTACGCATGAGTTTTACAATTGGGTAGATCGTGATTTTTTTAAAGCAAATGTAAACCGTGACGACTGGCTGGGCGGTTTGCTAAAGTGCTGTTGGAGCTTTGGAAATAACCAGAGGGGGTATTTATTTGGCAAGGAGCTAGAAAGGCACAAGCAATTATTACACAAAGCAGTAGTAGATAATAATCCCTTTTGTTTTGAAATATTAGCACAGGAGTGTGGAATTGAAATTCCTGTAACTTTATTTGACAATAATTCTTTTTTTGAACAATCAATAAAAGATAGGCGCATGATTTTAATGCAGTACATAAGGGATACAATTGGAAGAATTGACCTGCAACAACTGGAACGACTGCAACAACTGGAACGACTGGGACGACTGGATGTTGAAATATCTACATCTGCTGAACAAACTATTTTATATCTTGATCCGCCATACAAATCGACTAGTAAGTATGAAAAAGATGCTTGTCACGATGAGTTAAAAGAATGGATACAGGCAAGCCCATATAAAATTTATGTGTCAGGTTATGATAATGTATATGAATTAAAAGAAGTGTACTCAATGGATCATAGAAGTAGGCTAAGCGCAACCAATAAAGGAAAAATAGTTAAAGAAAAATTATACACAAATCAAGAGAGGTGATAAAATGAAAAAAATATTTTTACTAGCACTACTAACACTAACCGCCTGCATGGACCAGGTTATTCAAAGCAAGGCGGTTGATTATGAACTAAGGATTGAATGTGAGCAAGTGTGGCTTGGTGATAGCTATTATTTTGAATATGAGCTAACCAAAGATATATATTTATCAAATAAGGATAGTACGGAAAAATTTTACAATACCCATTCTAGGATAATTGTAGATGAATATGAAAAAGTGATAACTGAATTTTACAATGGCGAGTTATTATACCACGCAACTAGAGATACAAGTTATTTCAATGATCAATTAATGAAAATGACAACATCATGCAGGTTTCTTTATCCAGACAATTCAAAAGAGCATTTTGATAATGTCAAAAGGTGGATAAATGATAGTCTGCTGTATGTTAGAGATCGTATATAGAAGATAAACAAGGCGGTTCTATGATAAAAAAAACTGTAAAAAAAACTGCAAAAAAAGTAGCAAATAAGCCTGTTAAAAAAGGCAGACCAAAGCTAGAATTTGATTTAAAGAGGGTGGAAGATATGGCATCTTGCCACGCCACCTATCAAGAGCTAGCGGATGCGTTCGGCTGCCATTATGATACAATTAGTAGTTTGATGAAGGACGACAAATCCTCATTTTTCGGGGCTTACAAAAAGGGAATGACACGATTTAAGAATGGTTTAAGGCGCAAGCAATTAGAGTGCGCTAACCTGCTTAACGCAACTATGCTTATCTGGCTTGGCAAAAATTATCTTGATCAATCAGACCTCAAAGAAATAGAAGGGGAATCGCAAACTGGCAATACTTATGAATTAATTATTCGTGAAAAGACAAAAAGAGATTGAGTTGCTTAGAGCCCAAATAGATATGCTCTCCTGCACCAACAGGCTAGCTATTTATAGAGGGGGCATTGGCGCAGGTAAAACATTGCTTGCGGTTTTAATGGCTCTGCTGAATGCAAGTAAGGGCAGGCGAGTACTATTCACAGAGCCGACGCAGGGCATGATAACGGATATTATAGAACCCACTATTTATGATGTTGAAAATATATTTGGTGTTGGCGGTGGTGAATTTAGAAAGAAGCCAACTAGCTATACTTACAGAAATGGCGGTGTCGTTAATTTTAGAAGCGCAGAATCCCCAAGGTCATTGCGAGGTGGCAACTATCATGATTTCTATATGGATGAACCAAATTATAACAAGAATGATGAAGCGTATAGGGTGGGCATCGGTCGCATAAGGCGTTCAGAGGATGCTACTATAAGGATGTTCGGCTCTCCCAACGGCAGAGATTGGGTTTATCGTCTATCAAAAAGAGATGGTGCAGGGGTATTTACGCAAACCACAATTGATAATTATTTCCTGCCGCAGTCATACATTGACGATTTATTAGACCAGTACACAGGCGAATTTTTAAGGCAAGAAGTATATGGCGAGATTGTAGATTTTAATGCAGGCATTTATCCTACATCAAATATTGAGATAATAGAAAACCCTTTTATTAATGGGGTTAAAGCTAGGTCATGGGATTTAGGATTTACCGAAAACAAAACGAGTGACTTTAGCGCAGGCGCATTGTGTTGTTATGATGGCAATTCAATTTACATTAATGACATAGTGAAAGTAAAATTTGAATTTCCACTTGCTAGAGAGTTGATAATTAACACTGCCCAGAGGGATGGCATTGGTGTAAAAATAATAGTCGAAACTGGTGGTACCCAGCAAGCAATGTATCAAGATTTGATAAAGGAACCTAGATTAAAGGGGTATAACATAATACCAGTAAAGCCAACGGTAGGCAAGGTGAGGAGGCATTTCCCTTTAGCCACCGCTATGCAAAGGGGATGCGTAAAGATGCTTAGGTCTCCTTGGAATGATAATCTGAAAGATGAGTTTAGCGCATTTTCATTTAATGATAGCCACGAACATGACGACCAAATAGACGCAATTGCACAGGCTTATAATAATTTCGCAAATATTATTCTGAATACAGCCACCAGAACAAATAAAATGATGTTTTAATTTCGTATATAATGCATGAATAAAAAAGATTATCAGCTTTTAATTGATTCGTATTACGGCTCTGGCGGTTACTTAGATGGATCATATTTGGAAACATCAACCGCAGAGGATGCCAATAAATTAGAATTTCGCAAGCGCAACGCTAGTTGTCCGAGATTTACAAAACTAGCAATTGATGCGAACCTGAATCCTGTTATCAATGATGTAGAGAGGGATGCCGAGAATGATTTAATTGACGCATTTATGAAAGATTGCGATGGATTCGGTGGTGATTATGCAGATTTTATTACAGAGTGCGCAAGGAAAGCTGATATTTTCAGCTATGTGATAGTGCTATTTAGTTCTCCGGAGCGTGAAGCCATTACCAAGGCTGATCTTTACAATGATAACAAAATTTATAGCCTTGTTTTTGCTTCTGGTTATGATGAAAATGATAACCAAATTTACTCGCACTATCAACTGACTAAAGAGGGTGGTATTTTCTGGCAAGATACAGATTCAAGAATTGATAGTAACTCAATGGGCGCAATGCCAGTTATAGCCGAGCCTTTTATTTTTACTTTTTCATCTGCTAAAAATCGTTTATCATTACCAGAGCCAGAGTACTTATCAACGGCAATTGCGCAAAAGAGTTATTATAATTTGCAGAGTTTGAAAGTGTATCAAGCATTTAAAACAACATTCAGCTTCCTAACGTATAATGGAGATTTTCAGTCTGGCGCACTTGGTGAAAATAGTGTGTTAAATTACCCAATGGGTAACAATGCGCCTGCATTTATAACGCCTGACGATACTATGAAGGTATTAGAAGAAAGCGCAATGGAACCACTTAAAAGAGACTGCTTCACCGAGGTTAATCTTGGCATCCTGTACGCAGGTGAGAATATAAGCGGTGAAAGCAAGAAGTGGTCTGACTTAATTCGACAACAGAATTTAATGCGCAAGAGTAATTTAATCGCAAAATATGATAATCTAATCATAAGTAAAATAGCTGATTATTTAGGTGTTGACGCAGGCTACCAGTGCACCTATCCTTCTTCTTTTGAGAGTTTAACTATGGATCAAGACTTGAAAGAAGCTAGGGAGTACATAGAATTGGGCATTGCTCCAGAGAATGAAGTACGCATAAAGGAACGCATTGGTGTACAGATGTTTGCGGATGCAAGCAAAGAAGAAAAGCAAGAGATAAAAAATGCCGAAGCCAGAAACATTGACTATGAGCAGGTGACGGACGATGAGGATAATATTTAATGGTAGTTCTATCGCCTGATATTCAGCTATTACGCAAAGCAAGGCTAGAGCGTGAAAGCAAAATAAAGCAACTACAGCTATTTATTGAGCTATCGGTAACCGATGTTCTGCAAAGGCAATTGCTTTTAAAAGATGTGCCTAAGTTTATTAATAATGTTTTCAATGAAAATAAAAAAGAAATAAAAGAAGCATTGATTGAGAGGATTGAAAAGGCAAGCGGTGAGAAATGGGCTAACATTAAAGGGCAAGATTCTTTCGGCATGACCAGAGCAATGAGAATAGAGAAGTCATTTTTGAACACTAAAAAAATAGTAATCAACAAATCAAAAAATGCTAGGCGAAAACAGCTTGATTTGATTTCAAAGATACTTGCAGGGGATGCAAGGACGCTAAATGCATACGGCATTAAAGCAGGTGCGGAGCTTGATGGCATTGAAAAAATTACAAAATCAATTCAAAAAAATTTGCAGAAAAGCGTAAAGAAAACATTAGTTTCAAGCGAGAGGCGTTTAATAAAAAGTGAGAACTCGTCAATCTGGTATAATAAATTTATAGAAAAAAATGGAAGCAAAAAAGTAGTATGGGTACTAGGTGATAACCCATGCCCTATTTGCGCTCCGCTGGGTGGTAGCGTATATAGCAGGGCAATGGATGCACCAGCGATACCAGTGCATCCCAATTGCCAGTGTAGATTAGAAACAATATAGGCGGTTAAATAATGGACGAAATAATTGAACAGCTACTCAAGAATGAAGAGACAAAAGAGCTTGCAGAAAAATTGCGAGCAGAAAAGGAAAGTTTTGTTTCCAAAATTTCAGAACGAAACAACGAAGCAAAGACTTATCGTGAGCGAAAAGAAGCACTAGAGCAAGAGATTGAACAATTGAAGCAGACTCAAATCAAAGTGCCAGAAGCAGACAAAGCAGGTAATGCTGAATTGCAAAAGCTAAAGAATGATTTAGCGCAAATGCAAGCGCAAATCGAGCAGGCAAAACAAAAAGAAACCACTGCTTCACTGCATAGCGCAATTAATGATAGTCTTTTGAGTAATAATGTTTTGCAATCGCATGTTAAAAAAGAATTGGTTTATATCGCCAATTCCAGTAAATGGGAAAAGGACTCGGACAATGAATGGATAAACGAGTCTGGCAAGCGGTTGAGTGATTATATCAAGGGGCATGTGGATTCATACCCTGAGATTATTAAAGCGAGTACCCAAGGAGCTGGGGCGAAGATAGGGCAGAGCGGAGGCTCAGGTTCAGAAAAATATAATCCAGACTGGTCTCCTTCAAAGAAGGCAGAATGGGCAAGAAATCAAAATAAATAATAGGAGGTTGCTACATGGCGACTATTTCGGGTATTTCAATTTATGATAAAAACGTCTACTCTACATGGGTAGAACAAGTTGCAAATAGAATTGATCAGATTAATTCAAGATCTGCCAACACTATTATGGTGAACAACGAAGGAATGATGGGACAATTCAGTTATGAAGACTTCATCAAAGTAGGTGGCTCCATCTATAGCCGTGACAGCGCATCTACAAGTGGTGTCGACTTCGGTGCTGTGACTAATGGTGATTATATCGCTGTTAAAAAAGAATTCGGGTGGGGCGTTGAAGTTCCTGCTGGCGTTCTTCAATCTGGCGACAAAGCTATCGAAAGATATCTGATTGCCGTGGTCTCTTCTTATGTTGATAAGAAACTGGAGTACGAGTTAAACACTGGCATTAACGCATGTGTTGGCGCAATGCTTAATAACTCTAGCGTTGTCAACAATGTGATTAGCGCAGGCGTTGGTTTGGATACTGCTGGCTTGTTCACCATTAATCAAACGATGGGTAAATTTGGCGACCGCAGAAGCGCAATAAAAGCCCTTGTCATGACTGGCATGAACTTAACTCGCATTGCTGGTCAAGCGATAACAAACTCTAGCTATCAGATAAACAGCGCAACTATTTATGATGGTTCTGCGCCTACTCTTGGCTTGCCCGTTATCGTTATTGATGCCGAAGGATTGTTCTTAGATGATTCAACTGACGAAAACTATGTTCTTGGTTTGACCGAGGGCGCAATTGTAATCAAAGAACAAAACGACATCACTGCCGAATCCAACAATGTTGGAAGCAAGGTTCAAAACATCGTTAACATGATGCAGTTTAACGGCTCCTTTGGCTTGAACCTAAAAGGCTACAAGTGGAATGTTACCGCAGGCGGTGCATCACCAAGTGACGCAGCTATCGCAACTGGAACTAACTGGGTTCAGTCCACCACTAGCCACAAGGACACCGCAGGGGTTATCTTGCGTGCTCGTGATGTTGGTGCTACTTCTTAGTAGTTAGATAGAGTAGTAATAAACTAGGGGTAGGGGTTCGCTCCTACCCTTTTTTGATAGGAAAAAAAAGAAATGAAAAATATTTTTATTTACGAAAGACCAAAAACAAACGAGTATAGCGGTATTCTTTTAGACCTTTGCGCTGTTAGAAGAAATGTAGAGAATTTGCCTAAGCATGTTGGTACGGTGTACACGAATGACCCTTGGGTGACCTCTGTATACAGAGCGAGAGGCAAGCGTGTGTTATCCTTGCCACAAAAAAACAATAGCTTTGATGTGCTTAAAAAAGAGAATCCAATACAGGCTACACTAACGCAAGCTAGTATTAATGCACCAAGCAAGCAAGAGACTGAAGAAGTAATCAAAAAATTAAGTCCAAAAAAAAGAGGGAGAAAAGCAAAAAATGGCGACCAGGCGAAAGAAAGCCTATAGCTTTGTCGATGTTGCTAAAATAGTTGAAAAATGGTAGCATTGAATAACGAAATAAAAGTGCGCCACGAGTGGGGATTTAATAGAACATTCAATTTGCGTCAACTGCAATACATCCGCAAAGACGGTTTGTTTAAGGTGTACCTAGGTAATACGGCAAAGTACGCAAGCCCCTTGCATGACGGTTCAAAAGCGCATACTATAGAGGCTAGACGAAAAAAGGCGCTTACTTGGGTTGCTGGCGGTGAAAGGCATTTTGCTAAAAAAGTGCAGCACCCAGGCATTGCTAAGAGACCCTGGATAAATATGGCATGGGATAGAAACAAAAAAACAATTATGAAAGCTGTTTCAGATTTGTTAACTAAGTTGCTTTCAATCAAGTAGCGTATATAGTGCATGAGTTTAATAAGTAAATCCGATATACATAGTTTAATAGTGAAAAATAATGTATCAATTGATGATTACATTTTGCTAGCAGACGATTACTACGATAGCCTTTTATCTGATTTTGACATAGATGGGGATTACCTGCCAGAGACTATTTCAAGCAAGATTAAAAGGGTGTTGGTGTTGTATGTGCAGTTACAGGTAGCTATAGATAATATCGGCTTAAATAGCGTACAGCAAGCAAATGGGTATAGCCTTGATGCTTGGGACGAAAGGCGCAAGGCGTGGTCTGCTGAATTAGATAAAGCTAAAAATATGTTACTACCAGATGACTTTTATAGCTCCGACAACAAACCGCCTTATGTCGGTAATGGCGGACAAGTAGGTACATGGGTGCGCTCATGAGTTATGAGATTTACGAAAATATTAAAACGCATTTTAGCAATTTGGATATTCCAGTTAATCCAGTCACAATGCAAACGCCTGCCGATGTATCACAATTTGATAAAAAAAGCGCAATTATATTGTCAATGGGGACTATTGAGCCAAGGCAAAATATAGCCAATGCCCAAGAGATGCTCGTACCGATGCGTTTCTATTTCTGCTCGGGTGAGTATGAAAAAACAAGCGGTGATATAGTACCAGCGGGCAAGTTAGCAAGCCAGTTAAATTTATTTATCATTAATGAATGCTTTTTAAATTGTCAATCATGGGGCGCAGAAAATAGCGAATTGCGAGGCGGAGAGTTAGTTATTGATGGTGCAGAATATCCCAATATAGCCGAGGGCTATGTTGATATTTATTTTTACTTATGCAGTGATATAAATAACATTACATTTGATCCAGAGGCATTATAATGGCAATTGAATACAAAGAGATTAGCTCAATACTTGAGAATGATTTATCTAGCATACAGGCATTGGCTAGCACATACGATAAGCAAGTTGCTTATTACAGAAGTGGCTCAAAGTTTAGAGCGGT